CCCAAAAAGTTTCGCTGCGAACAATGTGGACGAGTAGTCAGCTCTCGGATTATTGATGATCCCCAAGCTAAATTAGATGAACAGTTGGAGCAAGAAAATCGCATGAAACGGCGGATAATAGATGAGGCCAAATTTAACGAAGAGGAGAAAAAGAGACGTGAGCAAAGTCAGCTTAATGGAAATAAAAAAGGCACTTCTAACTGACGGACGCTTCCGAGAATCCCTGCCTCCTTCACTCAAAGAAGAAGTCACAAAATTCTTAGCCAATCCCGGTTGCCCCAGTTGCAGTGTACCTTTAATAAGGCGAATCTTAAGCGAATGCCCAGACATGTTACGGCAATACTTCGTAGGCAGAGAAATAGCTGACCCCACAGAAGAAGCCCAAAAACTTATGAAAAACAACTGGAGCGTCATTAACTGTCATATTAACGAATTAGAAGATAAGATGAAAAAACTAGCTCCTGGTCGCAAGCAAATCGCAGTAGCTCGCTACGAAGAACAGGTAACATTAGTCGTAAACGAATTAGACCTAATCTATTGATACTGATTTTAGCAGCTTCATGCCAGTTAGCATCCTTTGACAATTATCCATCATCTTAGATGGGTATTTCTTATACTTAGTCAAGTCCATCGGCCAAATATCTGATTTGAGCCTACGATTGCCTAAGAGCATAGCATTTTCATAGAATGAAGCTGCCTTTGCATACAAGTGCTGCTGATAATGAATGTCTCCTAGCAAACACCAAAACTCAGCCATGAGCGGGTTAGCCATTAAACAAGGCAACAAGGCTTGCTTTGCCCGATCAGCATCTTTGTAAATGTATAGCGACGTCATAGCTAAATAATAACGAAGCATCGCAGCAGGCGTACCAAAACTATCTTGAAAAAGAAACTGATTAGCCTCGCTAAAGAACTCCTTGTATTCTTTACGTTCTAAGTGGATAAATGCCCTGTAGTAATGGGGTACAGCGAGCGTAGGACACTCTTTAGCCCAATCAGCCAATAACCGTAGCTTCTCTTCCACGTCCTCCTGATGAGGCGTAGAGAATATTAGTGTCTTATCTATAAAAGTTGCATTTTCACTTAATAAGGACTCATATACTGGGTTTTCATAACCGAGTCCAAGTTTGCGATGCCAGAATCTAGTTTCCTTAGTGATCACATGATTGTTAACTATCTGAAAGGAATACGCTTTAGGATTTTCACATGGTGGGAGTCCATTCACAAGAATTTCCCATGGTTCTAAACTAAACACCCACTCAGTTTTTATTTGGTCTATGAGTATGTTCTTGGCTTGAGACATACTAGGGTAATTCATTTGTATGGTCTTAGCTCGGTAATAAGCAGCGATTTGACAGGTTTGATCAGTGGACCCACGGTCACCTATAAGGATCTCACTCTTGAGCGGAAGGAGGGATTCCAGAGTTTTGGCTAAGGTCTCTTGATTGTTCTTCGTGAGCAGGATAGTTGTGATCATGAAATTTTTTCTGGATTAAGTATTCAATAGCTTGAGCCAAATCATATTGTTTATGCTCTTTGTAGTAATTTATCAGTTTTAAATAAGAGTTTTTGGCGTCAGGGTTCTCTATTATTTTTAGAAGTATTTTGTCCATGATATATAATAGATAATTTTTCCCAATGGAGGTCTATGGCATCGGAATATCTCAATAATAAAGATTTCGAGAAGATTATATCGGACTTTCAAAGGTCCAAGAGAGAAATAGATCGTTTCACATTATTGGTCGAAGATATGCAGGATGCGATTCAAAGAAAAACTAAGCGAAATGTAAACACTGAATGGAACGAGTCTTTGCTGTTAGAAAATCAAGCAGCTCACACAGCAGCCACAAATGAGTATGAAGAATCTAAGAAAAAACTAGCCACAGCATTCTATATTTTGTCGGATAATCTCGTTCGTTACGCCAAATTTCACCTGATTGATAGCGATGATGCTCTTCAAGAGGGCGTAGTAATCTGCTTTGAAAAAGTAGATCGCTTTGTTTCAAAAAAAGGTAGAGCTTTCAATTACATGACAACCTGTATTCTAAATCATTTTCGCCAACTATATCGTAGTGCTCGGAACTACAACGAATTGAAGAAGAAGTACCACGATTTCCAGCAACTAAAACTCAATCGCACGATCATCTATAACGGAAAAGAAAAAATTATGTTTCAAAATGAAGATTTTTAGTTATTTAACTTGAAATTCAATCTGAAACAAATTACAATATTAATATGGAAGATACTCTAGAACGGCAAGAAGTAATTCAAAAATTAAGAAAACGGCTCAAAGACTTGGGCTACGGCAACCTGATTGACGTACTATTAGAGAATGATGAAAAAGTTTACACGAAAAAAGGACGACTCAATAAGAGTGGTGCCTGTCGTGCTTCAGGCTGGAAGACTAAGCAATTGGAAGACGCTTTAATGGCTTGTCGTCAGATACTCAAAGATGAGTACGACATTTAAGACACTTGCGATAACTTTACGTGAATCAACATAGGCATGTCTAAAAGTATCTACTGAAGACCTCTTAAAGATGGGCCTATTAGACCGCCTCTTAAAGATGGGCCTATTAGACCGCCTCTTAAAGATGGGCCTATTAGACCGCCTACTGGTGTAGCCATTTCTACGACATAAGCTCTATCATAACGTAGAGTTAGGTCTATTGTAAGAAAAGCCCCATCAGCCATATCTAACTCTCCAAAAACAATCTCACTTGGATAAGCATTTTCATACATCCAACTCTCTATTGGCTCACCACACCCATCATAAAGCGTCAAGTTAGCATTGCGTTTCATACCCGATGTGCCTTTGGGTCTAAAAGCATCTGATTGACCAAGCCGCCATTGTCCTAATTGTGGATCATAAATTTGTTTAATCCACTGAAATACCGCATTCTCGTTGGTTACGAGATCATAGAGTTTTAGACTGATCGGTTTGAATTCTGGTTTAACTGGGTACCAAATAGTCTCACTTGTATGCTCTACAGACTGTTCTTTGAAAGTCAATGTAGGACGAGCACTTGCGGACGGAGGCAAAGCATTCACGCCTCCCGTCGCAGTGATCTCAGTGATCTCAGGAATAGAAAGGAACCACCGATTCTTATATTTAAAACAAGTACCGGCGGCTCCTAATCTTCCAATACCCATATTGGCCATAAATTATGCCTTTATACCCCGGTAAATCTGCCATTACATGGTGTGCATTGTCCTGCAAATTGCATCCCAGGACAATGATTAACATAGACAACGTCAGCATAACGCAAGGTCATCTTAACTTCACATACATCCGAACTAGAATAATCTAACTCACCAAAGTCAATAGACTTAGGCCACGCACTTTTCATTGTCCATGATTCTATTGGTTCACCGCAACCATCATACATTACGAGATTAGCAGTTCCAGAGTAATCTCCAGCACTACTACCCATTCTGCGACTGGCTAAGCTGATATCTTGATCACTATCTCTCATCATGTCATAGACATTAACGATCCACTGCCACATAGCCTGCAAAGAGACCGTGGCAACATCTAGGTAAACAACTTCCATTGTCTGCCAAGCTGCCTTGCCAGGAATCCACATCTTAGCATTCATGTAGTTAATCTCGGTTTCTTCAATATCAAGATTAGGACGTGCTGCCGTCTTAAGGAAACCTGTAGGTATCGACGCTTTGCCAGTACCAATATCAGTAATTGCAAGCGTCCAACGAAACTTTCTCTTAAAAACAAGATCGCTTTTCCCAAGTGCCCCAATCCCCATATTAGCTATAGTAGCCATATTAATTTTTCTCCTATTAGTGTAATTAGTTAGTGCTGGTAAAATCCCCAGTCCGGTGAATGCTAAATTCAAGGAAAATGAACTCAACAGCCTTCGTAGGCTGAACTCCGATCCTTGCTCTGAATTCATTACGATCAATAACATCGGGAGTATTCAATTCACTATCCGCTTGAATCATATAATCCGTTAACCCACGACCTAGTTTTACTACAGCCAACACTTGTTGAGTAATCTGTATAAATGTAGCTACGAACTGAGCATCATGCGGATCAAAGAGAAGAACACGACACTTTGCCCGTAATTGTTTCTCAATATAAAACATCATGCGTCGAACGTTCACGCGATCCAAAGCGGTCGGACGACGTTGAAGCGTCTTCTGCCCCCAGATCAAGAAGTTCGAATTATCCGCAAACTGAATAATCGGATTGATCGCATTCTGATTACCATACATGGCATCCCGCTCTTGCAGCGTCGGTCGACTGAAAACATCAGTAATACCACTGACAATTCCTCTAGTCTCACCAGCAGGAGCAAACCACGGTCCACCGCCAATCGTATCGCTGCGAGCATACGTGGCCATAACCACTCCAGACGGCGGAACCCACATTGCCACGTTATTATACGTATCACTGATCTTCACCCACGGCCAATAAAGAGCCGCAAAATCAGTATCTAGCCTTTGAGAATTCAACGGGTGTGTCCCGTTTTGCCATTGAGTGATTTCACGCGGCGTGAGACCAAACGGAGGATCAATAATCGCAATACAATCTTGACGGTAAACCTCACAGAGATCAATCAAACCACGAACAACTGAGGTAGAACTATGACCAGGAACCGCTACAATGTCAATATCAATCTGCTCTGGCTCAGATAGACTGAATAAACCCGTATAAGCGGATGAATTACCAATGATCAAAGAATCTTGGTCATCCGGGTCGGCCGGAATACCATCACTACCACCCGACAAAATATAACCAGTGCCAATATTATCTAAAGGAGGAGCATACGCCAAATCCGGGTAAGTACTCGCAAGGGAAGTGTTATCTTCACAACGAATAAAGTCAGAAACAGTAGCAAGGAAAGTTTCCACGTAATAGCTACTAGATGGATCTTTACTCAGACCGCCCCAAACCTCTACCTGAGTACCATTATTATAAATATCCAAAGTAAAAGTGCCCTGGAGAATATCATTAGTGATAAGAACCGATGTCCCGTTACCTTCAGTACCCGAACTATCTGCCAACAACTTAAACGTGTAAGCCCCAGCAGGAGCCGTTGTACCATGAATGATGCCCAAAGTATCCCGATTATCAGGACTACTCGTTT